TTATCCGTGACGATCTCCAGGGGTCCCCGATTGACGAGTTCGTAGCTGCGCTGCCAGTTGCCGAAGACGCCCACGAGCGCATCGACGGTGGTCGCAGTGCCGAGATCCTCCCATGTGAACACGGGATATCCGAACAGCATGTCCGGCTGACCTGCCTGCACAGAGACTTCCCACAGGTATCGACCCTGAGTGTCCTTGAGTCGCCGCGCATAGCCCTGAGTCTGCGAGGACATCGCAAACTTGGCCCCATTGCGATAGCCAGGCGCCAAGTTAGAGACTGCCGCCTGCAGGATGTCGAGCGTCAGCTTGTTCGGCGAGCTCGTGTCCACACCATTGTGTGAAACGAACTGGTAGACAGCCGCCGCACGCATCGGTGACGCATAGTCAGCAGTCGACGTCGGCGCCGAGTTCGTCATACCTGTGCATTGGCCTGAGCCGTTGCCCGAGTAGATCGAAGTCGCCAGCTTCACTGCGTGTGACTCAGCCGTATCAGTGACCAGCCAACTCGTGACGTCGAACATCAGGTCCTGGAGAGACTCCTTGGACGCGTACAGGTACGCGTACAGCTCGCCCTGCGTCGGCTTGACGTCGCGGGTATTCGGCGCGTTGCCCTGGTTGCGTGTACCGAGTTCGGCCGCCCACGCACCGGCCTGACCGGAAATCGTAACTACCTTGTGATAGTCGGAGGTCCCGACAGTCTTCGGCCCGATGGCATCCACGACACCGGAGGTTTTCAGGATCAGACGCTCGACTTGATCCGAGATGACCTTCGGAACGGCATTGCCGCCGAGAAGTGCCGTGCCAGCCGTGACGGTGTCTGTCTTGATCTCAAGTGCCTTGCGGGCGAGCTCATTGCGATCCGCAACTGCCTGACGATCCTGGAATCCGGAACGCAGCCACTTGAGAAATAGACGCTCGTCATCGTCGACCATCTTCTTGACGATGTCGCCCTTCGGACGGTCCGCGTAGGCTTCCAGGATTTCGATTCGATCCTTGATCAGTGAGTACGCACGTTCCTGATCCAGACGCTTGCGCGTCAGCTCAGTGATTTCGTTCTCGTACTTGTCGCACTTGGCCTGCAGTTCCTTGTAGCGCGTCTCATGGCCCTGCCGAACCTCTTCTAGCGAGCGATCGTTATCCTCGCGAAGATCGTGAACGGCTTTGCCGATACCTTCGAGGGTTTCTTTCAGCGCCGAATTCGGCGCCTTCACATCGAGTGACATGTTGGGACTCCAAAAAAGAAAAACCCGCCTCAAGGGCGGGTCGGATGGTTTGATGCTTCGTGAATCTAGGCGGCGAAGCGTTTCCAGCGGCGCTGGATGCCGAGCGCGACGAGATCCTCCTCAAGAGCCTTGAGGCCCTCGACGAATTCCTCGTCCTGATCGGCTTTGCTTTCGCTCACTTCGCGCTCAATAGATTCATCGCGAAGCGACTGGTGGAGCTCCTTTGCGGCGCGCTCCAGTTCCTCGGCTCCGGCATCCCACCGTGAGTCCGCCGGCGTCCCACCGGCCAACCCTTCGCCAGAACGCGACTTGCTCGCGTTCATTCGATCTTCATAACCCTGAATAACATTGCGGGCCATTTCCTTCTGAGCCTGAGAAGGCCCATCTACGCTCGACAAACGCTGAGCCGCAGCGGCAATGCCGGCGCTCGAAGCGTGCAGCGTTCCATTGATGACACGCGCAAACGGCTCTTTATAGGCCGTGCGTTCATTTGCCTCGTCGGCATCGACGAACAGAAATCCGCGCTTGGCGAATCCCGTATCAGCGTGATCGGTCCCGATGCCGGCGTGATCGAGAATTGACTGAGCCGCTGCCGCGCCATCCCAGTTCTGGTCACGGACTATGGGAAGGTCATGCGCGCAAGAGCATGTCCAGTCCTCTGGCGTCTCTTCAGACATTCCTTGAGCCATGTCCTTCAGGGCCGTGAGTTTCGCCACGAGTGCCCGGGAAATCGACTTGCTACAACCGATGTCCCGCAGCATCTGCTCGAACTGCCTGGCAGTAGGCACGTATTCACCCATCGCAGAGAGTTGCGACTTCACATGCGCAACCTGAGCCAGTGGGTTCATCGGCAGACTAACCACCGAGACCTCCCACAACTCAGCCTCTTTGATCAGGCGATTTCCATCCTTGTCGAAGTCCTGATCGAGCGTGCGATAGCCAATAGATAGGCCGCGCACAGCGTCCATCTTGAGAAGCGTCAGTATCTCATTGCCCAAATCTGTAGGTGCGAGAACACCTTTTACCGCGAGTCCGTTCTTATCCTCGCTCATCGAGAGCCATTTCCCGGGAACCCTGGACGGGTCATGCATCCAGAACATCTGAGGCAACGATCCCGCCTTTTGATGCTGCGCTAGAGAACGCTTGAACGCGCCCGGCACGACGATATCGCCGCCGAGGTCCACGTTCTTAAACACGGACCCGTGACCGTCGAACTCGCGGTCGCTGAGCGACTTGATTTCAAGCGGAATAGTTAGGGTCGGCTTCATTCCCGTTACCTTGGGTTGGCGGTTTCACAATGGGCGCACCGTCAACCGCCATGTTGGCCGGATGCAGATAGGTGTCGCCGTCAGGGTCGGTGCGCGGATTCATGCCTTCCATCTCGCGCCATTCATTCGCGTTGATCGCGCCGTTCTGGCGCTGAATCTGCAAGCCTTCCTGGCGGCTCTTGAAGTCCGCCCGGAGCACAGAATCGAGATTGAAGCGAATGCAGATGCCGCTATTGACATCATCGTTCGTCAGCAGATCACGCTCCATCGCTGCCTCGAAGCAGCGCGCGTACGGCATGATCACATTCAGTGTGAAATCGCCCGCCTGCTGCTCGACGTTATTGAACGTCGCGCGCTCGAGGTCCCCGACCAGATGGGGCGGCACGCCCCATGCGCCTGCAATCACCGTGCGCTGATACTTGCGCGTCTCCAGGAACTGCGCCTGCTCGTTGTCGATCTCAAGCGGATCACCGGTTTCAACGCCCTTCGGCAAGAGCAACGCGCGATGCCGCTTCGTACCGCCCAAGGCGTTCTGAAAATCAGCGATGAACTGCTTCTCTTCTTGCTCGCTCTTGAACGCCTGCGCGCTCTGCGCGTACTTGAAGATCATGAGCGGTACTGCGCCGTTCGCGAAGAACGTAGCGCCGAAGGTTTCGGCCGCGATCTCCAGCGCAATTGCCTGCTGAACGTCATCGACGGGCGAATCGCCTTTGAATCCGTCGCGAGCCGGCCCGCGGACCGCGTGAACCTTACCGGCCTCATACTCCTGCTGCTGCGCGCCGTGATTCCACGTGTACGTCACTTTCCACGTGTTGGGATCCTGCTTGAGCTGGACGTGCTCGGGATTCATCGGGATTAACTCCCGAATAGGACCCGTCTGGCCGCGCGACTTATAGGCGAAGAATCGCCCGTAGCGCGCAATCCAACTCGCAGCGTCCTGCCAGTAGTCGACAGAGCTTTGCCATGAGTTCGGGTAGGCTAAGAGCTTTGCTACCGGATGGTTCGGTAGTTTCTTCTTAGTCTCTAGCCCACTGCTGTCGACTCCTTTCTGGTAAACGAAAACTGGCGTCACCGCGAAGCGCCGAGCGATCGCTGTCACGATGGCATGCACGGTAGGCGAGCGCATGCATGTCTCTGGCGTGACCGGAGCGATGCCGCCCTGATATTGAGCAGCGATCAGTCGCCGCAGCGCATCGCCAGGGAAAATGTTCGCCTTGCGCTCGGGCAACAGCGAGAGCGCGTGCCGGAGCCAGCCAGGAAGATTCACAGCGCGACCAGGCGACCCGTTGCATATCGAGACGGCGGATTCATTGACATCAGGGCCGCGGCGTTGAAGGTGGCCATCAGCGGGTCGATCTTCGCTGAACCTGCAGCCTGCTTCGTGATCATTACCGCATTGCCCTTTGGTTCCACCCGCGCATTACCCACACACCACGCCATTAGCCGGCGGCCGCCGTGCTTCAGCGCGCCTTCCGCACATTTGCGTTCAGTCGTCTTGATCGCGCCTACCAAACGCCAGCCCTGCGGGATGCCTACAATCGAGTCTTGCTCCACGCCGATCTCGACCAGCGCATCCACGATGGCGCCAATACCGGCCTGGTCGACGCCGACCTGGTAGAGAAGCCCGGCCCTCAGAATTTTCTCGACGTAGGCCGCGAGCTGCTCGACGTCATCGCCGATCGAATCAACAATGGTCAGGTCCCCGTCGCGCTCGAAGTCCCGAAACCGGTCGGCTTCAGCCTTGCGGCGCTCAAGCACAATCGGATGAATCCATGCGTGCGCCCAGTGCAGCCAGATGCCGGAAGCATCTCGGCCCAGGATGCACAGCCCGAGCATGTCGTCCAAACCGCCTCCGTCGATCCCGACAATGGCGACATCGCACCGCTTAATTAGCTCATCCAGCGTGACGCCCGAGCCTCCGCGCTCCCAGAAATCAGCCCCCGCCCAGCGATTGGACTGGAGCGAAACCCCGATTTCTACATTCAGGTGCTTGGCGAGAAAACCGCGCATGGAGCCTTCACCGGCCTCCTGCGCCTTTCGGAATTCGCGCTCGAGATACGATCGGCTGACCGAACGCCCTAGATTGGGATTCACCAACCCGAAGTTTGCTGGATCCCGATGCTCACCGCGCTCCACCATGTCGGCCGGATATTCATAGATGATCGGGACAAAGCATTTGTCCTCGATCCGGCCATCCCGCACAGCTCGGGCGTACTGAAGCTTCTGCAGAAAGATGCCCGCAGGTGGGTCGTCCGACTGCGTGCTGAGATAAATGACGAAGCCTTCGGGCCTGGACGCCAGACCGCCCGTGGCCTCCCGGAACATGTTCTCGCTGTCCGCACGCTTGCCGAACAGCCACAGCTCATCGATCAGAGTGCCGACGGACTTCTTACCGCCGACAGTCTCGTTATCCGCGGCGATGACCTTGAGGGTCGCGCCGCTCTCTCGATGCGTGATCGTTTTAACGTGCGTCTGGACATGCAGGAGCGCTTCGAGCTCCTCGTCCCGCTGCGCCATGTCACGAGCCGGCGCAAAGCTGTTCCCAGCAACCTCAATTGTCGGTGCGAGAATTGCGAACTCAGCCGACTGGCGCCAATTCAGAATCTCTGCCGTGAGCATGATCCCGGCGGCGATGGTCGACTTGCTGTTCTTCTTGGGAACCAGCAAAAACCACTCAGTGATCAGCCGTCGTCCGGTCGACTCCTCGTACGCCCCGAACACGGAAGCGACGAAGTCGAACACCCACTCCCCGCACGCTTCCCCGAACGTAGGGCTCCCCACGGCGTCGACAATCCGCAGTTCCTTGAAGACGGCGAGCGCCCGCTCGGCCTCTTCTGGAAAGATGGGTGGCGGGATGATCGACTTCCCGTGACGCAACCGGTCAGCCCAGTCAGGGCAGGCCGTAGACCACTCAGCCATCAGCTAACGATCGAGAGCTTCGGAGGCGCGGACGCGGCGAACTTCCCCTTCGAAGCAGAACGCGCAGCATCCTTCTTGGCTTCCTTCTTCCCGTCGCCAGCCCGTTCATGGACGAACGGAGCCGCGGCAACGGCCATCCGGTCACGCCGTCCAGGCTTCTGAGAGGGGTCATTCATCACGGCCAGCA